TGGCAAAACGCCCAGTTGGTAATAAGACAACTTGCAAGAAATGTGATGGTAAGGGATTTGAAAAAATAACGTTTCTTAATTCATTTTCTTTAAGTCCTAATCTTTTTGCTGATTATCATGATAAATATCGATGCTTAAATTGCAACGGAACTGGCTATGTCACTCCTACAACTTAATCCACCACTTGAACTAGAGACACCTAAAGGAAAGGGTTATGCATGGTTTTTAATTGATTATGGCGCTGAATCAGATCTTTACTGGGTGACTGCAATTAATGAAACGCATGAAGTATGGACTTTTGCAAATCATGAAGTCAGAGCTGCAAAAAATATCACATTGGGTCGAGACAAAGTTTCACGTAGAACAAATGAATGTTCTAAATGTAAAGGTGTAGGGTTGAGGAATGAAACCAGTTGGGCATGTCGATCTTGCGGCGGCACTGGGAAATATCTTGGAATGCTGTAACTCTCGTTGTATCATAAGTCAACACTTCATGGAGGAAGTATGATGAAAGAAGAAATGAAAGGAATGATTGATAATCGGATGGTTAAAGAAGACCATCAACAAGGGATTGAACGCGTTAAGCAAAAGCCTGGCTCTATGCCTGTTGGCCAACCTGGTAAAATGGGTATGGGTGACAAAGCAGATTGGAAACGTTCAGGTGGTTCTTTAACTCCACGTAAAGCATAACTTAAAAGGATTTAAGTCATGGGCATTTTACAGGCTCCTCAAGTATTACCTGGCCAAGTTGGTGTGATTGGCGCAATCAAATATATGGTCACAACAGATAGTGCAGCAACAATTCAAGTTGCTGGTTATTTAAATTCAATCGATCTCGCTGTTAATCCTATTTTAGCATCTGATATTTTGGGCGTTACTTATTCTTATAACCAAAATACTGGGCATGGAAGTTTTTCATTGTTTAGCGTAAGCATCAGCAATGGTGTAATTACATTAACGCAGATTGCAACATCAGGCGTGACACTACCAACAATTGCAAATCACATTGCAACTTATACAAATACATCTGGTACATTAAGTGAAGATCCAGCAACTGCAATCAGTGGTGGAAATATTCAAGCTGGTTTATCTGGAACCGCTGGTACAGTTGCATCATTCCCATCAACAGCATCAAAGGGTTCTTTAGTTTTAGCGGCTGTTGCAAATACTGGTAATACAAATACAACAATTTCAAATGTTGCAATGGGTCAAGCATCAGTTATTTCTATTCCTGATCCAGCAGGCGCTACAGCAGATTTTGTTCTTGCACCAAGCGCATTAGTGTCTGGTAACTTAGTTAAAGCATCTGGTACTGCAGGTTTGATTGTTGATCAAGGCGTTGCAATGAAATCAGTTGCACAAGCTGCTGTTGCAGGTGGTGCTGCTGCACAAACTGTTACAGATGCATTTTGCACAAGCGCTGCATGTGTTGTTGCAAGTTGGAATGATACAACGAATGCTGTATCAATTCAGAAAGTTGCAGCAGGTAATGGTAGTTTTGTGGTGACATCATCTGGAGATCCTGGTGCATCACACATTAATTACATCATTACTAAATAGTATTGACAATTGATTGCGCAAAAGCGCAAACTATTTTCAACGGAATCATCCGTGCTAAATTAAAATGATTGTAGACCTGTGACAGATTAGCAGGGTTTTTAGCGTGACGGCGTTAATAGTCCGAGACTCTTGCGTTATTAGAGGCATTACCGTGACGGGGCAATAGTCAGAAAGGAAGCAATATGACAGATGGTACAAATGGAATGAGCCAGAGTATTGATACATCTAGCTCGCAGACTGTTACTTCATCGCAGCCACCCGTGCAATCAAATGCACCCGCGACTCAAGATGAAAGAACATTTAGGCAACAAGAAGTTTCTGAAATTGTTAAGCGTGCAAAGCATGATGCTGTTGAGTCTTATCGGAAGATGCAGACTGAACAACCTCAATACTTGCAACAAAAGTATGGCGATGCGAATGTAGCGCAACCGTCAAATTTTGGCGAAGAACATTACAGAAAAATTGCTGCTGAAGAAGCACAAAAACATCTTGATGGAGTAAGGAAGGAAGCCTTACAAAAAAGTCAGGATGAACATGCACAACGGACTGTGGACAACTTCTTCAATAAAATTTCTGCAGGCAAAGAAAAGTATAAAGACTTTGATTCAGTGACAGGGGATGTTGAATTAGCACGCTTTCCAAATGTAGTTCAGTTAATGGCAGACCATGTGGATAACGCTGGTGATGTTTATTACGAACTTACTAAGGATCGCACTAAGATGGCTATGCTTGAACAGCTAGCTTTAATGTCTCCCAAAGACGCAATTGTACAAGCGCGCAGATTATCTCAATCAATAAAAGATAATGAAGCGGCAAGTAAAATTCGTACTCCAAATGAACCTCTCTCTCAATTGCGACCTTCTAACACCGGAACGGATAATGGTGCTATGTCGGTCAAAGACTATAGGAAAAAGTATAAGGTGTAAAAAACCTTAGACCAAGGAATACATAGTACAGCTTTATCCGAACTATTTAATGGACTTAATAGTTAGGAGCAATTCACATGGCAGTGTTTCCGAATAATATTTTACAAACGGTACAAACTTATCAACGCTCATCTCTTGGTTTGTTACTTAACTTGTGTGCGCATATTTCCACAGCAAACACAAAGTTTAAAGATTTTGACAAGATTCAAGCGAACCTTGGATCAACAGTTACATTCGATTTACCACCACGTTTCACAACGGCGGCTGGATTAGTTGCATCGTTTGAACCAGCAGTTCAACGTGTATTGCAACTCGTTGCAGATCAAGCAAATAACACAAGCTTTGCAGTTACATCACAACAAAGAATCTTCAATCTTGAAAAAGGTGAAGAAGATTACATGCGCGTGTTTGGAAAATCAGCTATTGCAGAACTTGCAAATTTAGTTGAGTCAAACATCGCATTAAACTGGGCATCAGCTGTTGTTAGCCAATTAGATGGCACAATGAATACATTCTCAGGCCCTTATCGTTTCTTTGGCGATGGATCAACTGCTTTAACTTCTTATCAACAATTAGCGCAAGCTGTGATGTTGTTTAAGAACTATGGTGCAGTTGCTGAAGGCATGAAGATTTACTTGCCTGACACCGTTGTTCCCGCTGTTGTTGGTAATGGATTAAATCAATTCGTTCCACAACGTAACGATGACATTGCAATGTCTTGGGAAATTGGTGATTTTGGTACACCTCGTGTGAACTACTATCAATCCAACTTAATGCCAATTCACGTATCTGGTAACACAGGTGTGAATGCTCAGACATTAACAGTGATTAGCACAAACGATCCAACAGGACAAAATGTCACATCAATTACATTAAGCGGTGCATCAGCATCAGATGCTAATGCAGTATTTGCTGGTGATATGTTCCAATTCCAAGATGGTGTTTCTGGCCAACCAAACATGCGTTATTTAACCTTTATTGGTCATAGCCCATCTGCAAACCCTGTGCAAGTTCGTGCAATTGCTAATGCTGCTTCTAATGCAAGTGGCAATGTTACAATTAGTTTTACTCCTGCATTGAATTGGGCTGGTGGTGCAAATCAAAACCTCAATAATCCAATTGCAGCTGGCATGAAATTGTTAACTTTCCCATCCCATCGTTGCGGTGGCATTTTGGGCGGCGAAGCATTATTCATGGCTATGCCACAATTACCAGAACAAAGTCCATTTGATACAGCGAATGAATACGATCCAGAAACGGGTGCATCATTACGCTTAACTTATGGTTCGCTGTTCGGACAAAACCAAACCGGCATGATTTATGACGAAGTACATGGTTCAGTGATTGTTCCTGAATATTCCATGCGCTTCCTCATTCCATTGTCACAAGGTTAATAAATGACGGGGACTGAAACATGTCCCCATTCACTTAAAGGATTAAGAGGATACACACATGGCTAACCCACAAATTCAAAATGACGCGATCTATTCTTTGCCGCATTTATATCTACAAGGCTTAAGTATTTCGCCAGCATCAACAACATTACTTGCTGTCGCCCCAGGCGCTGCAAGAGACTCCAATAATATTTTAGATATGGTTGTTGGT